ACTTATATACCTTTTGCGTATATGATAATAGTTGCCTCTAAGAACAGCTCCAATCAGCGGTATTTACAAGCGGCGCTGTCTACTGACAACACTCTACCTTTGAATTGGACCGGCAGTGGCTACAACATTCTTTATGACCCCTCCCACTCTGCTTCTATCGAGTACTACTTAAACAACTCGTTTTCGAACCCGTCATCATCTTTTTGGATTAAGACGTCTAGCGACTTTACTAGTACTTACAGCGGTTTCCCATATTTTGATTATCCGATGCCAACATTCCGACACATTGAGCTATCAACCTCGCCTTTTAATGCCCAGTTGGAGGAAGTATAATGGGACTTACTGTAGACAACAACGCTATAACAATAACTAACTCAAATGGAACTGAGAAGTTTACTAGCAACAACGGTATCGTAAGGGTAATAGAAGATTACACTAAAACAGGAACTATTGGACAGTTGCCTGCTAATGCTGAATTTAGCCTACCTAATAACTTTCTTTATTTTGATGCGGCAACAGACTTGATAGTTGCAAAAACCAAAATAACCAGCAACCCTTACTCATTTTCAAGTAATATAACTGGCAAGTGGATCCCAAATAAGATGCCTATCATTTTATCTAGATCTAGCTCTGAAACTGTTGTATTCTCCTCTTGGGTAGATACTGAGAACAGAAGGCTTTGGATTGACTGTACTAAGTGGGGTGATGCTAGTTATTATATTTATTTAACTGGTGGAATCTACCCTACTCAAAATAAAGTCCCTATTACCCAGTCATCAGTATCTCCCGCTATTGGTTTTGAGATTCAATTAACATGGTTAAGGGCAGGAAACTACTAAATAACAGAAAGAAGAAAAATGGCTTATAATTTTGGAAGTAGAAGTCAGCAAAAACTATCAGGAGTTAACCCTGATCTTGTTAAAGTAATGGAAAAAGCTATTTCTATTAGTACTCAAGACTTTTCTATTATTGAGGGTCTTAGAACTAAAGAGCGTCAACAAGAACTAGTTAATGCTGGAAAGTCTAAAACACTGAATTCAAGACATCTTACAGGACACGCTATTGATTTAGTGTCTTATCCTGTATCTTGGGAGTTTGAAGCATTTTACCCAATTGCTGATGCTGTTATTCAAGCTAGCAAAGACCTTGATGTACAAGTACGTTGGGGTGGTAATTGGAGAGTTCGAGACTTAAGGGAGTGGAACGGTACTGCAAAAGAGCTAGTAGAAGCTTATGATGGTAAGTTTTATGACTTGCCTCACTTTGAGTTACCAAGATGAAACTAACCCCTGAATTGCTGAATAAATGGCGTATCTGGCCTAGGCTTATTATAACCTTATACGGATACGCCTTTTACAGAACTACAGAGTGGTTTATGGCTTTAGAAGACCCTTCAAACGCTCAGGCAGGCTTTGTGTCTGTAATTGTAGGAGCAGGAGCAGGGTTTTATGGGATTTATGTAAATGGTAAAGCAGATACTCGCAATAGCAATGATAATGAGTCTCGCTAGTTGTTCTAGCGGGGCTTTAAGCCTTTTGACAGGCGGTGGTCCTAATGTGGCTGCTAACACTCAAATAGGCAAAGAAAACAATCAAGGTGTCAATACGACTATAGACAAAAGTATTAGACCTGTGGCTAAGCCAGAGGGTCCAGTAGATACTATAGACCAATCTAACAACACAACTAACAACACAGAAGTAGATCCTTTTTTGTTAATGTTGTTAATTATTGGCTGGTTAGCGCCTTCTCCTACTGAAATAGGTAGAGGTTTACTCAAGTTGTTTAAAAGAAAATGATACCTGACGTTTAAGAATAAAGAGACAGATAAACTCTCAAGTTGTCTGACAGTCTCTTTTCAAGGAGGGGTGTAATTTATAGATTTACACTCCTCAACTTGATACCTGACGTTTAAGAATAAAGGTTGTCCTAATAATATATTTTAAGTATACTTTAAAGTATCCTTTGATTATGTTGTTATTTATAATAATTAATATTTAAGGAGTCGTTATGGCTAAAAAGAAAGATCCACGTCTAGAACGTGCAGGAGTATCTGGCTTCAATAAACCTAAGCGTACTCCAGGACACCCTACTAAGTCTCATGTTGTTGTGGCTAAAGAAGGTGATAAAATTAAAACAATCAGATTTGGTTCTCAAGGTGTAAAAGGTTCACCTAAGAAAAATAATGAATCTGAGTCTTATAGAAAACGTAGAGAAGGCTGGAAAGCTCGTCATGCTACTAATATTGCTAAAGGCAAAATGAGTGCCGCTTATTGGGCAAATAAAGTAAAATGGTAAAGGAATAAACGATGGCGCAATTAACTAAACCTACCAAGGCTGTTAAAAAGTCGGTAGCAGATCCTAGTGATAGCTATCAGTCCCTAAAGCCTCTTTGGAAAAAATCAAGAGCAATTCTTCAAGGTGAAGCAAATGCTAAAGCTCATGATGAGTTTTTAGAGCATGACTACTCTAACTTGCTTATTCCTTTTTCTCCTAGTATGACTAATAAACAGTATGAGTTTTATAAAGCTGAAGCAGAACTACCAGGTCTAACTGCTCAGTATTGTAAAGTTCTTATTAGTGCTTTGTTGCGTAAAGACTCTCATCTCAAGCTTCCAGAAGAACTTCCTGAAGAAGCTACTGACTGGATTAAAACAGACTTTACTCTTGATGGTCGTTCTTTGTTTAACTTTTTAGACAATGCTTTGTGGGAAGAGCTTCAAACTTCTCGTGCTTGGGTTTTTGTAGATTACCCTAAGATTTCCGAAGAAGAATATGACATGATGACTCCTGAAGAGCGCATGATGATTAAACCTTACCCTGTAGTGATTGAAGCTGAAAACGTTATTAACGTACAAACAGACACTCACCCAGTTACTCGCCAAAAGACACTAAGTCGTATTGTAACACGGTATTTAACTACTCGTTATGATCCTGAAAATCCTTGGCACCCTAACTATGTAGATACTGTTTGTGATCACTATCTTGATGAGTCAGGTCGGCTTGTCCTTGATTATTATGAGCATCCTGACACAAACAATGAGATTAAAGTGCTTAACGGTGACGTAAAGCAAGACTACACTGACTTAATTACTGAAGCTCAGTTTAGAAAAGTTAATACAGTTTATCCAACTATGTTTGGTGAACGTATTGAACGTATTCCTGCTTGGCCTCTAAATGGTCAGTACGAACCTGTTGAGCCTGTACTTATGCCTCTGGTTGATAGAGAGATCTCCTTATACAACAAAGTATCCCGCCGTAACCACTTACTATACGGTGCTGCAACTTATACCCCTGTGGTACAGTCTGATATGACTGATGAAGAGTTTGATGCTCTAGTAGGCGCAGGTTTAGGTTCTTGGTTGCGTGTACGTAAAGACGAAAGTATTTCTGTTTTAGAAACACCAACAGGTGCCTTGTCAGATATGGACCGTGCTATTGCTTCTACTGTTGAAGAAATGGCTAAGATGGGCATTCGTATGCTATCCCCAGAGCAAGCAGCTTCAGGTGTAGCTTTAGAAATTCGTAACGCCTCTCAAACAGCACAGTTAGGTACGCTTAACGCTAAAGTTTCAGGTATTATGCGTGAGGTTATTGCCTTTATGCTTAACTGGAAATATGGAACAGATTACGCCTCAACTGATATTGAATTTGAAATGTCTAGTGATTTTGCACCTATGGTAGGTGGCGAAGGGGCTATGCGTCTTGTTTCAGAGTGGTATCAACTTGGTATTATTTCTCGTTCTACTTTCCTTAATATTGCTAAGTATAATGACTTTTTACCAGCTGATTATAGCGATGAAGATGCTATTGCAGAAATTCAAACAGATCCTCTTGCTGTTCAAGCTAACGCTAACTCACAAATGGATATTGAGGAATAACATTTTACTACTCAAAGGAGTACTAAATGGACATTAATACAAAGATCTATGATAGAGTTATAGATCATTTAACTGACGTAAGACAATACGAAGAAGGTGTACAACTTCAAAACAAACGTATTATGCAACGACATAGAAAGCGTTTAAGAGATATTCTTAAAGAGAATATTCGGGGGGATGTACAACCTGAAATAAAACGTTTTGGTAAAGAACTTTTAACACATCAAAAATCAAGCCTATTAGAGTTTTCGACTTCTCAACTTGATTTTCACTCTGACAACTTGAACAAAGAATTAAAAAGCTTTTACAGAGTTAACAGGCCTACTACTAAAGAGCTTTTAGCAGAAGTTACTGGACCTACTATGAAGGGGTCTAAGAGTATTACTGAAAATATAAGAAATATTTCTGCTGGTGAACTCGTTAGAATTCAAACAAAAGTTAAGGGTGGTTTAGCTAGGGGGTCTTCTCCTAACGAAATTATTAATGATGTGCTTAAAACAACTAAGCTGACTGAACATCAAGCTAAAACCTTAACAAGAACTTCTATTACAAGTACTCAAACTACTGCTCTTAGAAAAGTAGCAGAAGCCAATAGTCACGTAATTAAAGGTTTTGTTTTTACTGCTGTCCTTGATAGCCGTACTAGCCCTATTTGTTCTTTTCATAATGGTAAGATTTATAATGTAGACGATAAACGGTTTACACCGCCTTTGCATTGGAACTGTCGTAGTTCTCTTGTACCTCTTATTAAATCTAAAGAGGAACTTGCTGCCGTGAAAACTGAAAGGCTAAAGAAAAGAGAGCTTGATAAAAAGAAACCAGAATCTCTTACAGGTACAGCGCCTAAAGTAGAGTCTTTTGGTGCTTGGCTAAAACGTCAGTCTTTTGATGTCCAAACTAAAATCCTTGGGAGTATGGATAAAGCTAACTTGTTTAGAGAAGGTAAGTTAAAATATGACCAGTTTGTAACTAATACTGGTAAAGCCTTGTCTATTCAAGCTTTAAGAAATAGGGCGGCAAATGCTACTGCAGTGTTTGCCCCTAAACAAAAGATTAGAGAGCTTGACGTAAAAGTTGAAGCTTCTCGTCCTTCTAATCTTATTAGAAATCCAAAGCATAAAGACGATGTACGTCAAATGTTTTTATTGGACGCAGACGATTATTCTAAAACAATGTCACTTACCGACTACAAAGGTACTAGCCTTGCAGGTAAAGCTGCATCTCGTAGGCGTGTCGGTAATGAGTTTGATGAAAGAAACTTTAGTGCAGATCCTTTAACTGGTGAAATTAAAAACAACAATCTTTACGACCCCGATTTTAATCTTTATCAAGAGCGTTTAGATTTTATGCGTAATTCTAAACTGCTAAACAAAGATGAAAAAGACTGGATTGAATCTGTTGTTGCTAGCCTTGACGATAAGGTTTCAGTAAACTAGCAAACAGTTGTCGTAGAAAACTTAAGAGTTGTTCTTGAAAGATACGCTAAAGATAAAAAGCCTTGGAATGACTTAGCATCAGTGTTAAGGGCAGAAAACAGGTTTGCTGTTCAAAACGTTTCTAGATTGCTAGATACTCGTTCTCGTAAAAGAAATGAAATGTTTGTTAGTTATTTTTCTAAAGATACTCCTCAAGTTCAAATTATGGGAAAATATTACAACTTTTCTGATTTACAAGCTAGTCAATTAAAAGATCAAAGATTTATTGATAACTGGCGTGCAACAGAAGGTGCTAAATTAGCTCGTAAAGCTTATTTTAAAGGTCGAACTCCTATGCGATTGTTTTTCAATCGTTACCTAAGTAAAGTTCCAACAAGAGATAATTTAATAAAAAACTTTAGAAAGAAAAATCCAAAGTTAGATAAATTATTAAAAGCTTACAAAGATCTTGACAAGGTTCAAGACTCTTTAATTACAAGAACTATTGCAGGTAAAAGAGAAGCCTTTAGAAGAATTATTGATTTAGAATTTCTTTATGCAAAAAGAAAACCTAAGTCAATCCTTATTGAAGATAAAGCTTTAGAAGCTATCACTAAGGCAATGAAACTTGTAGCTTCGGGTCAATCTACTGACTATGACAGTTTAGCTATTAATATTGGTAAAATGTTTTCAAAAGACTTTGAAGAAGTATTTCCTTTTATTAATCATACTTTAGCTGATTACCATAAACAAGGGAGTAACTTACTTGATTTTATGAAAGATCAAGGGTTAATCCGTGTTCAATTTAGAGGTAAAACTCGTAGAGGTGTGCTTGACTTAGATACAGGTCGAGCT